TTGCGCGGTCCCGGGGGCTTGTCAATGCCCGACTTGGACTTCCTCCATGTCAACTCAATGGGGGACTTCGGCCTCACGTTAGCCGGTTGTTTATGGTCCTTAAGCTCGTTCTCTTTCCAGGTACCGTTCTTCATTTTGCGGGCCTTCATCTCCTCGAAAGATTCTTTTGGACGTTTTGATTCAGGTCGTGGTCCACGATCACGACTTTTAGCGATATCTGAAGGTACTGGCGAGGGGCTCTGCGTGCCACGAATAGGCTGATTGTACGCATAGTTGGGTGGTCGGGGTTCGGAATGTTTGCCATCAAGCAACTCATCATGACGTTTCCCTTCTTTAACCGGTTTTTCCTCATTTAGTACACCCCAAGTGGGGTCAACATCGCTATCCTCGTTGACGCGTTTGAATTTAATGCCTAACGGGTAGACGTCATCATCTACCACGACAGGGACCACAGATTTGGCAGTGGTAGGCTGTTGGCAGAGTGGGGCTTCTAACACATCGTCTATCGTGAGTGTTGAATGAAGCCACCGTCTAAACCGTCGGAAATCAAACTGGGGCATCACGGACGACATGTAAGATGTCATCCAGTCAGCGCGTCGGTTGGGATACTGAACTTCCGCACCGAACATCGTAACCCATGAGCGCAAAACCTCGAGCCGCTTATCTAGAGTGAAATTCTTGTAATCCACGTTGGCGAAGCCAAGGCTACGAAGAGCCAGTTCGCCCAACACTGGTGTGTTAGAATCACTCAAAGCGAGATTAATGCATTTCTGCACGAGTTTATCCGCAGGGGTTACATTGTTCGGTAGGGCAACCGTGACGTGTAGTTTTGATAACTGGCGGGGGATGTCGCAACAAGAATTGTCATCACCAAACCACACCTCGGGTCCATACATACGAGCTAAGAACTTTACTCCAAATTCTCCTCGTTTCACCGGCTCGGCAGTGAGCTCCTGGCCAATCATCTTCGCAGACTCCCGGTACGTGGTAGCAGCAACATCAGGCGTTAGCCCATCGTCGCCGCCATAAATGCCCAGCCGTGAATACGCTTCCGACGGAGACAAGAAAATCCCATTCACTCTGGTTTTTCGCAGGGCCAAGAAGGCAACGAAAGCGTTAACCAGAGAGTTAAACAGGGATGTTTCAGGTGACCCGGAGGCACGCGAAAAGGCAGTGTTGTACCTGGTTCCGAAAGAGGCGTAAGCCTTGGAGCCATACTGACTACGGTGTAATTCCAATAAAGCCTGGTGGTGTTTTGTCCGGAACGCACGTATTAACAACATTCTCTCGAGCTCACGCATCAGATTCGACCCATGCCCGTCGAAACGGGAGAAGTCAGTATTAACTGCGGTTTGAGCATCAGCGAGTATGTTAGTTACTCTGGTGGCAATGGAAGCGGGCGTTTTGCCGAAGGCATACCAATCCTGCGTTTTAAAGACACTTTCAAGAGAGTAGGTGTACATTGAATAGTTCACCTTATCGACACCGTTGATAGTGGATATAACTCTTGGGTCCTTAACATTCGCATATGGTTCTTTCTTCACAAATGAGTTCACGATGCGTCGTGGGTCCATCGATTCCGCGAAAGCTAGAATTCGTCGTTGAGTTGGTCTTGTTTGCCTGTCTACAACCTCATCGTAATCGACGGGGTCAAGTTGATTCGGCGTTGGAACCATACACTCTACGAACTCTCGCATAACACGGGATAGAAATGGGGACATGCTCATTTCCTTGGGTCTGACACCGATAACTCGTCCTGCAATGGCTTGCCGCTCATTCGAGCGAGTATTATCAGGGACGAAGGCATCATGCACAAGTGGTGACATGAAAGCGACCATGGATGGTTTAGCGCCAGGATCAAAATTGGAGGGATCAAACTGGTAGCGCCGCACACCTTGTGGTACTGGACATATTACATCAGGTTTTACGGAAGATGCTTTCTTATGATAAGCGAACAAAGGTGCTGCTGCTACCTTGTCCCCGTCCGT